TAACAAGATTGCAGCAATTCCATTGGACACTTACAAGCTGGTTAGTTATTCTTATTATTCTTACGAACATTACGGGATTTGCCTTTAGACAAGTATGCATTTTGAAAATATTGTAATTGGAAGTAGTTTGTCTTCTGTGCTGTTCTCTTATTACAACAAATATCCTATCGTTATAAACTCTTTAGAACGCCCTTTCAGATTTGATGAAATGGAAAAGGAAATATGCATAGGCGATCTTAAAACTAAAAACAATCTTTGTTTGTGGTCTTGGGCGTTGTTCGAGGTTTCGTCGAGAGGTCACGCTCCCTTCGGGTCGTGTGTTTCTTCTGTGAGAATAAGCGGTAACCGTTTATCGATTGCTGCTAGACCAGGATTAAGTTTTAAGGCAGAGTTTGACAATTGTCACATTTTCGATGACAACAATTTAACAACAGAGAATGATATTTTCGAAAATAAGGAGCCACTGTATCGTGTCTTCGACTGGATGAACGTTCGAAGAGGGATGAGACATAGACACGATTCCTTGAAGACCGTAGACAATTTTATAAAAGAAATTTATTTTTATAAGTCGGAAAGAATTGATGGGAATCACGACAGGAAGGATGCCGTGGCGGTGTCTTATTTGACGGAAGAGCAACTCCACGAATTTAATTATTCAAGCACAATGGCGAGGTTTAAGATACAGAGCGTAATGAAAGATGCTGGGATTATAGGTGCAAAGGCTGGCAAAACCAAAGAAGGAAAACAAAAGAAATATAATGTTAGAGTGGAACCAGATTATAGACACGTTGTGAATATGCATAAAAGGACATACAGAGACACAGAAAATGTGAAATTTCTTGATATGTCCCCGAAAGAAGTGGTCGATAGATATGTTGGAAGAGGGTAGCGGAAACGAAAAGGCGTTCCATCTAGCGGGAGTGGTACCTGTTGCTAGTCCTAAAATGGATTTTAGTTTCCCTTGGCATGATAGTATGCAACCAATTGCAGATAACTATCTTGCAGTTGAGAGGTCAATTGTGGAATGTGCGTATGCCGGTTGTGAAACAATATGGGTAGTGTGCAATGACAATATACAGCCCCTGCTTAAACATAGAATGGGAGACTACATTGAGGACCCCTATTATTTAAACAAATCAAATTTTGTAAAATTTCCGAGTGACCATCGCCGCCAGATCCCTATATTTTATACTCCAATCCATCCCAAGGATCGCGATAGAAGGGACAGCCTGGCCTGGTCTGCGCTTCATGGTGCTCTGACTGCTTTTATTATGAGTGACAAGATTAGTAAGTGGGTCATCCCGAGCAGATATTATATCAGTTTTCCATATGGAGTTTATCAGCCAACGGTGGTGCAAAAGCACAGAAAGAGGATTTCTAGTATGGAGCCCTTTTACCTGTCCGCCGAGGGGAAGACTGTTGGGGATGGAGAATATCTTGGATTCACGATGGACGCAGAAGAATACAAGATGTATTTAACAAACGTGAAGCAAAACTGCACAGGTGGGAGAAAAGATTTGCCATCTAAAGAAAGGTGGTCTTCTAGGCATTTTGGCCTTGACAAAATCTTCAAATCTGCTAGAATAAATAAAGAATCAATACTGGAGATACCTTGGTATTACAGAATCGATTCTTGGCAAGGATTGAAAGATTATCTCTCTTCAGAGGAGAGTGAAGAAATTAAAAGACCAGGTAAGGTTATGTTTAAGAATTCGCTATATAAAAAGGTTGGAGAATAAAAGTGAATATAAATGAAATTTATTATAGTTTGCCTTCGCAAACAAAAGAAGACGTGGGGTTTCCAATTAATTCCATGTCGATGAGTCAAAAACAACAGAGCTTCGTTGAAGCGTTGTGTTCTGCGTCATTGGCGTCCTCTTCTATTAGAGAAGACCTTCTTTCTGTAAAGGATGATTTGGAGGATGTCCTTGAGCGACTGCAGGATTAAATCAGAGATTCCGTTTGTTGGTCTTCATGCTCATTCAGTAGCAGGAAGTATTTTTGATGCTCTTGGTTATCCCCAGGAGCACATGGATTTTGCGTATGAGAACGGTATGGATGCGTTGGCTCTTACTGACCACGGAAACGCAAATGGTCTTGCATACCAGGTGTTGCATGCAAAAAAGATGCAATCAGAAGGTAAAGAGTTTAAGCCAATTTTTGGAGTGGAAGCCTATTTTCTTCCATCCATAGCAAATTGGAAAGAAGAATACGAAAAGGCGAGGCAGGACAAGAAGAACAAGAGTCTAGACTCTTCTCAATCCGGCACGACTGTCGAGAACGAAGAGTCCAAGAAGGCGATGAAAAATATTCTGAACAGGAGAAGGCATTTAATTCTTTTGGCACAGAATCAAGAAGGATTGAAGAATATCTTTAAGATTATCTCTTCCAGCTATGACAAGAAGCATTTTTATCGGTATCCGAGAGTTGATTATGCTTTACTAAAGAAGCACAACGAGGGAATTCTCGCCGCTAGTGCATGCTTGGGGGGTGTATATGCAGGTTGTTATTGGGAAAACAGGGATAACGGGGAAGATGCAGTATTGAGAGCGTTCAGGAATACAACTCAGAAGATGCAGTCAATTTTCGGTGACAGGTGGCACGGTGAGTTACAGTGGAATAACGTTCCGGAACAACACGATCTGAACACGTATATTATTCAAATGCATAGAGAGTTTGGTGTACCTCTAATCTCAACTGCGGATAGTCACTATCCGAATAGGGATGCTTGGAAGGACCGTGAGCTATATAGGAGACTGGGGTGGCTAGGGAAAAAGCCAGAGTGGATGTCAGATGGGTTACCTATTGATGTTGATGAGATAGGGTATGAGCTTTACCCAAAGAACGGTGACGAAATATGGGAATCTTACAAGAAATACTCTGCGGAATGCGATGTAGAATACGATGACGAGATTGTAAGGAATTCTATTACCGAAACACATAGAATCGCTCACGACCGTATAGAGTCCTTCTTCCCAGATAATACTGTGAGGCTACCTGATTTTGTGGTCCCCGAAGATGTCACCGCTGGCGAGGCACTACAGAAGGTCACCGCCGACGGGTTGAGATATCTTGGACTATCAGACAACCAAGAATACCTAGACAGAGCGTCTATGGAGATTGAAGTTATTGAATCTCGTGGGTTTAGCAAGTATTTTTTGACAATGAAAGCAATCGCTGACAGGGCGAAAGAAACTCAGCTTGTTGGCGCAGGAAGAGGCTCCGCGGCCGGTTCCCTAGTATCATACGCACTGGGAATCACACAAGTCGACCCCATGAGATACGGTCTTCAGTTCGAGAGGTTCCTTACTAAGGGTGGGTCTGGGTATCCTGACATTGATTTTGATACTTCGGAACCAATGCAGCTCAAGGAAAACCTTATTGAAGAATGGGGCGAGAACACTGTAGTGCCCATATCCAACTGGAACACTCTACAGTTGAGGTCTTTAATAAAAGATATTTCAAAATTTTATGAAGTGCCATTTGCGGAGGTGAATGCAGTTACGGGTAAGATGATCTATGAAGCAACTCCGTTGGCGAAAAAGAAACACGGGATTTCTGCGGGTGTTTACGTTCCCACGTTTGAAGAAGTAATGGAATTTTCAGAATCCCTCAAAATTTTTCTGAAGAAAAATCCTCAGATCAAGACACATGTGGAGGCTTTATACGGGCAGGTGAGATCCTGTTCCAGGCATGCTGGTGGTGTAGTTGTGGGAGAAAACCTCGATGAGTGGATGCCGATGATATCTTCAGGCGGTGTTCGCCAAACTCCGTGGAGTGAGGGGCAAAATGTTCGCCATCTTGAACCAATGGGGTTTATCAAGTTTGACTTGTTGGGTCTTGCCTCGTTGAGGATGATCGAGGGTGCCATCCGACATATCTTGGTTAGGCATCATGACATCGAGAATCCTACTTTTGACGATGTCAGGAGGTTCTACAATGAGGTGCTTCATCCAGACGTTATAGACTTTGAAGACCAGAGTGTGTGGGAGAGCGTTTTTCACGGTGGTCAGTGGGCTGGAGTGTTTCAGTTTACAGAAGAGGGTGCACAAAAGTTTTGTAAAAATGCGAAACCTAGCAACTTAATCGAGTTATCTGCAATCACAAGTATATACAGACCAGGACCCTTGTCGGCAAACGTTGATAAGAAATTTATATCTGCTAAGAACGCTCCTGAAGACGTTGAGTATCTTAACTCTTATGTGCGCGATGTGACTGAAGAGACTTTTGGTTTTCTCATATTTCAAGAGCAGATAGCGATGTTGGCTCACAAGCTTGGTAAGGACCTGTCGCTCGATGAGGGGAACAAGCTAAGGAAACTCTTGACTAAAAAGGGAACAGGCGAGGTTCAAGAACAAAAGGACAAGATCTATTCCAAATTTGCGGAAGGGTGTTCTGAGAAGGGGATGCGAAAGCACGAAGCAAAGGAGTTGTGGGAAACTTTCGAATACTTTTCTGGATATGGGTTCAACAAATCCCATGCAGTGTCTTACTGTATGTTGTCTTACCAGTGCGCCTGGTTGTTAAACTATTACCCACCAGAGTGGACAGCAGCTTTCTTGGACAAAGAACCAGAGACTAGAAAAGAGAAGGCGATCAATGTTGCAAAATCTCACGGGTTTAAAATTGAAAGGTTGAACGTAAATACCTCCGGATCTGTGTGGGAGATATCAGAAGATGGTAAAACGCTAATCCAACCGCTCACTTCCATCAAGGGATTGGGTGAGAAGGCCATCGAGCAGATTCTTAACAATCGCCCGTTTAACACGATTGAGGAATTCATTTTTAATGAAGACATTGTTTATTCAAAGCTGAATAAGAAGTCTTTGGATGTTCTTTGCAGATCCGGTGCTCTAGAGTGTCTTATCGATGATAGGTTCACTGGTTCGAGGCACTTTTGGAGTGCAATCGCTGTTGATCGCCCGAGGAAAGAAAAGAACCTGATAGAGAATATAGAGAAATACGCTCCAGAAGGAGACTTCTCAGAAGAGGAGAGGATTCAATATCAAATTGATTTAACGGGTGTTTTTCCTTTTGATTTAGTTATGGAAGAGAACATTCGGGCCAGCTTAGATAAATATATGGTTCCCCCTATAAGTGAATACGATTCAGATCTTGGGGGAGTGGTCTGGTGTATACCAAGAGAGGTCATCAAGAAGAAGACAAAGAATGATAAAGACTACTATATTGTCAGGGTTATAGATGACAACAACGAGACTAATACAATTAGGTGTTGGGGTGTCAGACCAGGAAAGGATATTGTGAGAATCAATAGACCGTATATGATGAGGCTAGACTGGAACCCTCAGTGGGGATTTAGCACGAGAAGATTAAGCTCAAACTTTAAGATGTTGGGATAGGAGAAAATATGAGAGTTAGAACATTCAAAATGAGAGAGAACGCAAAGTTGCCCGTTAGGGCGCACACAACAGATGCAGGGATGGATTTCTTCTTTGCACCAAAGGATAACGCACCGTTGCTTGTTCACCCCGGACACTCCTGCTTACTTGAGACTGGTGTGAAGGTTGAAGTTCCAGAGGGACACATGTTGCAAATAATGAACAAGTCAGGAATTGCCTCAAAGAGGTCAATCGTTACTGGTGCTTGTGTCGTTGACAGAGGATATGACGGAGAGATCTTCGTAAATCTTCACAACATTGGCAGAGAGACACAAATTTGTGAACCAGGCACAAAGATTGCACAAGGGGTTTTTGTTAGGATCTCAACTCCTTCCTTACTAGAAATAGAGGAAGATAAAATCTACGAATCCGAAACGGATAGGGGCACAGGTGGCTTCGGATCTACGGGAGACGTTTAAATGTCTTCTGCACAAAAGAAGCTTCGTCGAAAGAAAAAGAAAGAAGCCGAAAAAGACTTGAAAGAAAAAATGGGGTTGTTTAATATGATCCCAAACCAGTGTACAAATTGTGATAAACCGTTTGATAAGAAGGATGAAGAACAAGTGAAGTCCTGGCGAGTGGCTGTTAGGGAGCGGGAGAAAGTAGTGAACCTATATTGTACCGAGTGTTGGGAAGGTGCCAATCAAATGCTTAGAGACCTACAGGAGAGATTGGAGGATTCTGATGTTTGAAGAGACGTTTAGTTTTGACGATGTTTTGCTTTTGCCATTGCGAAGCGACATTGAGAGCAGGTCAGAAATAGGGCTAGAATCAAGAATAGGAACAAAGGAATATAGTTTGCCTATCATTTCCAGCCCCATGGACACAGTCACGGAGTCCTTGATGGCGTTAACCATGAACGAATACGGGGCTCTCGGTATCGTTCATAGGTATTGTTCTATAGAAGAACAGTGTGTCATGTTGACGAAGGGGGTTATAACAGCCGCCGCAGTCGGCGTTTCAGGAGATTTTAAACAACGGGTCTCTGCTCTTGTGGAATCTGGATTAGAAACCGTCTGCGTCGATGTGGCACATGGTCATCATTCTATGACGGAGAGTGCTTTAAAATACTTGAAAGACACATACGACTCGTCTTTATCTATTATAGCAGGCAATGTTGCGACCCCTGAAGCGTTTAAAGATTTATCGGATTGGGGTGCTGATGCTGTTCGAGTAGGCATCGGCGGCGGGTCAATATGTTCAACTAGAACCCAAACTGGTCATGGAGTACCAACATTTCATTCGGTATTGGGATGTAAATATGTGGACTCCGATGCAAAGATTATAGCAGATGGAGGCATCAAGACAGCTGGAGATATTGTCAAGGCAATCGCAGCTGGTGCGGATTTTGTGATGCTTGGTTCGATGTTAGCAGGAACTGATGAATCGCCAGGACAGGTGTTTGTTACGTCTGAGAGCAAGAAGTACAAGGTATACAGGGGTATGGCTAGCGAAGAGGCACAACTCGCCTGGAGGGGCGAAACTCGCTCTCTAGAGGGCATTTCTACCACCATTCCTTACAAGGGTTCGGTAATTGATATTCTTGAGAATTTGAAGCAAAACATCCGCAGCGGACTATCGTACAGCGGCTCTCGGACAATAAAAGAATTTCAGGCAAAGGCAAAGTTTATTAGACAGACAAGTGCTTCGATTACAGAAAGTGGTACACATATTCTAAATGGCAGGTGAGTATAAATACGGTCAGGAAGGTAAGAAGATTATTTTCCAAGACTCTGATAAACGCCACGCGGATTTAAGGATCAGGTTGCGTCATGATGGGTTGACACAAATACAATTTTTTCAAGCAATGATTACTGGGTACATTGAGAACGATCCACGCATTATTGATTTTGTCACCAGTGTTAAGCTTGAATTGGCCAGGCAAGGAAAAAAGAGAATTAACAAGACACGAGATTTAATAAAACAAGGAGAAGAATTGAAGAAGCTTTTTAATTTGGAAGAAGAAGAAACAAAAGAATTGTTTGATATGATAGCAGAGGAGTTCCCGGACTTATGAAGAAAAAAGATGACGGACTAACAGACTGCGCAAGGTCCTGCTTAAAGGACGGCAGAACGTGCAAAGAGAAAGAGTGCAGAAAGTGGATAGACCACAGAGAGGACCTGAATTGTTGTCTAATATCTATACGTAATAGCGTCGGCCCCATGACTCTTATGGAGACTGGTAAACGTTTAGGATTGAGTTTTGTCAGGATTAGACAAATAGAAAAGAGAGCGTTAGAAAAACTATCAAAAAGATTATAAAAAGACTCTTTTTTGTATTAATCTGTACTATTTACTTCTGAAATAAAGTATTTTTTTCTACTTTTAAACTAGGAGAACCATAATGAGTAAGAAAACATTGTTAAACGAGAATACTATTCGACGTTTTTGGAAATTGGCTAGTATTAGACCCATTAATGAGATGGAGTATTTGAGGGATGAGGAGGAAGAGGAAGGTCTTCCTGAACCCGCCATGGACGAGCCACCGATGGGCGCAGAAGAAGAGGCACCATTGGACGACCTGGGGGCCGAAGAGGCACCAGAGGGTGATGTCGAAGCGGAAGTTAATGTAGCGTCAGAAGACGTTCCCGCTTTGGAAACCGCTGTTGGTATC